ATGTATGAAACAAAAGTTAGAAAATATAATTAATTAATTAAAGAAGAAGAGCCATGATACTAACAGGTAAACCATCGTTTAATGAAATAGTAGTTAAACAGATTATAATTGAAAAAGAAGTTAAGAGTTCAATTATTAGTATTTCTAAGGAAGAAAAACCTAGTAATTCTGAACAAATTACAGATTATCCAGACCATCCATTTCAGGGAGAAGTAGTAGGTATTGGAGATCAGGTTACTTTATGTAAGGTTGGAGATATAGTATTATTTAAGGTATCAAGTACTTGGATGCCCCAACCATATTTGCTTAATGACAAAGGTACAACATATTTCATTTATAATCAAGGAGATATTGCTATTGTAAGAGAAAAGGAGTAATATGGAGAAGTATTTAGAAACCTTTATACGTGGTAAATATAGAAGGTGTGGGAAAATTTACTTGACTGACCTATATGGTTCTGTAATTGATCTGGATAGAATTTATTACAGGTGGAAAATTGAACTTAAATTAAAAAAATTTCTATATGAGATTTATAAAAGAAGGTTTTTATCTAAACAAGAAAAATATATTAAAGATTTTAATCTATCACTTAATTATATGAGTAAAGAGTCTACTAATATAGCTCAAATAGTCTATAAGCCTGTTTGTGATTGGTGTCATAAAGAGTTTATAAAAAATGATGCAAGAATTACTACAGAACTAAAACAGTATCATAAACAATGCTTTATAAAAAACATAAAGGCAATTATGAATGAAGTTCCTGATAAAAATCTTATAGTTGAGAATATGGATTATAATTTTGAAGATATTAACTTAATTGATGTATAATATTTATGTCATTACTTAATTCATTTGATACTGATACTAATATATGGGAAGTAGAACCTCAGCTAAAGATACCTAAAGTATTTGCTGAGTTCTACAACTCCGATAAATCAAAAGGTAAAGCCCACAGTAGTAAGATAATGTGGGCTATTGCCCTTTTAGTAGATAATAGTGAGGCTAATAAGTTTAGAAACTTTTCTTATGAAGATAGAAAACTTCTTATCTCAGAAGATTTTTTACAAGAACCCTCATTTAAGTGGGATAAATTTGAAAAAATTAAAGAGACATATGAAGATTTTTCTATGGGTAAACTTGAAAAGTCTCTACTTATTTATGAGCATAAACTTGAAGAAAGAGATATTCTTGTTAAAACAACTAAATATACAATAGAGAATGCTGCTGATTTGGATAAAATTATTAAAGAAACTAAGAATATTATAGAACTTATAATAAAATTACGTGACCAAGTCAAGCAAGAGAAGGATAGTGGTAATACAAAAGCAGGTTTACAAGAATCATTTATTGAGAAGAACTAATGATAGAAAGTAAAGTATTTGTACCAATATATAACAATTCTAATTATAAGGTTAAGAAGATTCCAGTACTTCATCCCGAGAGTATAAAGTATAGAAATTTTTGGACTATACAACTCAAGAGAATTTTTGAGGGATGTTGGATTCCTGATACAAAAGAAATTAATGTAGATTTATCAGAACAGTTAAATTATGAAGAATTAACAGATAAAATAAAGCATTCTTGGCGTTGGATAACACCAGAATTATACTTCTATTTGAATTTTGGTACTATACTTCATAAACCAGAGGATGCCCCAAGAACAACACCTAAAATAAAAATCAAGCCTTATTTATCAGATTTTGAATTGGCTTTTTCATATAACTGGGTAGAAGCTCGTGGTTTTAGTGGGTTTGAGGGTGATGATAAGTTCAGTTGTAACAGGGATATACCAGATAGTCAGAAAGATCACTTAATAACATTACACCCAACATGCTATAATAGTAGAGGAGAAATAAAACAATACATTCCTGCAAGAGAGTATTTACGCAAATTAACAGATAAACCTTTGGGTAGAGCGTTGTACTGGAATGAGGCAAAAAACCTAATGTTAATGAGTGCTCGTGGGGTTGGAAAATCATTCATAACTGGTGTGGGGGTACTGCTTCACGCTATTATAACAGACGGTGCTAAATATTATGATGAATCTTATAGTAACACTCCTCCTAAAAACGAATTATTTGTTGGTTCTGGAATAGCAGCTAAATCATCTGAATTGTTAGCAAAGACTAAGGAGGCTATGGACAATCTTCCGGGAGCATGGAAACCCAATACTAAGGATTTTGTCCCATCTCCAATATATAAGCATATGAAAGGTACTCTTCAACCAAATAATATGAAGAATCCTTGGAGACATTCTTATGATAAGAAAATTGGGGGTGAGTGGAAAGAAGATGCTGGAGGTACAGGAAGTAATATTAAACACGGTGTATTTACTACTGAGAACCCCGAAGCATCTGCCGGAGGTAGGTACTCAATTCTTGTTATTGAAGAATGTGGTCTTACGGATAGGTTATTAACAGCTCATGGATCATCAGATGCTACTATGCGTACAGATGGTACAGATAAGTATGGGTCAGCACTTTATATTGGGACAGGTGGCAACATTTTGAAAGCGGTAGCTTCTGAGATTATATTCAGAGACCCTGCTGGATTCGATATGCTTGAGTTTGATGATGAGTGGGAGAATACCGGTAAAATAGGATGGTTTGTACCAGCATATTATGCTGATAGAAAGTATAAAGATGCTGAAGGAAACACTCAATTAGAGATTGCTTATAAAAATTATGAGAAGAGAAGAGCTGTTAAGAAAAAAGCTAAATCAAGTACAGCCCTGGATTTGGAGATGCAAAACTATCCTCTTATTTCAAGTGAGATGTTTCTTAATAAAGCATCTAATAATTATCCGTTAGCTGATTTAAAGCACAGACTAGCCCAATTATTAACTACAGACACAATACTAAACTCTACATATAAAGGAAAATATGTAATTGATGAAAATGGTAATATTAAGTGGAATAACGAACAGTTAACTCCTATTAGAGAGTATCCATTAAAAGATTCTAATAGTGAAGGTTGTATAGAAATGTTTTATCTACCACATAAAAATGAAAATAATTCTATTCCATTTGGTAGGTATATAGCAGCATTAGACCCTATTGATGATGATGGCAACGATGATTCTGGATTATCTCTACAATCCTTCTTTATATATGATTTATGGACTGAAAAAATAGTTCTTGAATATACAGCAAGAACCAAATTTGCTAAAGATTTCTATGAACAATGTAGAAGAGCTTTAATTTATTATAATGCAAGATTGATGTATGAAAATCAGAAGAAAGGTGTGTTTACATACTTTGACCAGAAGAATAGTTTATATTTATTGGAAGATACTCCTCCGGAACTACGTGATATGGATATGCAAAGAGGGTCTACTGTGGGAAACAAAGGTAAGGGTGTTTATGCAACACCTGCTATCAATAAATGGGGAAGAGAAGAATTAGGGCCAGCATGGATGAATTCTCAAGCTGCTGATAAAGAAGAGGGTGTGACAAACACAAATACATTATTATCTGTAGGATTAATAAGAGAAGCTTTGCTATATAATCCAGATATAAATGCAGATAGAATTTCAGCATTTGGTTTATTAATGATTTTTAGAGAATTAAGGATTAAATATAAACCAGATAAAAAAGATACTAAAGTAAAATCTTACAATGATGATAAGTTCTTTAAAAGAACTTATGGTGGAGCTAACGATTCTAATCGCTATAGAGAATTAAATTTTATACCTTTTTCTATAAAGTAAATTTGATTTTTCTGTATATATTTTGTAATATTACAAATTTATACAACAATAAGTGTTAATAATATAAGTAAAATATAATCAATATGTTATACCCCATAATCAGGAAGCAATTCCCACGTCAAAAACTATCTACTTCAGAAAAGAATGAGCAGTGGAGAAAAGATTGTGTAAACGCAGGAATAACTTTGGCACTATACAATAGTGATAATAGAATGAGAGATTCCAAATATGGAATGAGGGCTAATTACAGACTTTATGATGGGATTTTAGACCAGACAGATATAGAAAGAACAGTAAATCCTTGGGGATTAGATAGTAAGACTTTTCCAAACGAAATGCAGTGCTATCCTATAGCAACAAGTAAAATAAACCTTTTATTAGGAGAAGAATCTAAAAGGAGATTTGATTGGAGATTAAGAGTAACCAACGATGATGCTATAAGTGAAAAAGAAAAATATATAAAAGATATTTTGATTAATAAGCTAACTGAACTTGCTATGCAGGAAGGGGTGTCTAAAGAAGAGGTTCAAAGGGAAGTAGCAGAATTAGATAGATGGAAAAATTATGAAGCTCAGGATATTAGAGAAAGATTAGGTACCCAAATACTTAATCATTTATGGTCTGAACAAAAATTAAAATTAACTTTTAATCAAGGATTTAAAGATGCTCTTATATCTGGAGAAGAAATTTATTGTGCGGATATAATAGGAGGTAAACCAATATTTAGAAAAGTAAATCCACTTACAGTATATATAATTGGCATGGCACAGTCTCCATATATAGAAGATGCTGATATTATAGTTGAAGATGCTTATCACTCATTGGGATGGGTAATTGATACATACTATGATTATCTCACTCCTGATATGATTGATGCTTTAGAAAAGGGTACTGGATTAATGCCTCATGGAAGACCACTAATTGATTATCCAAATACTTCAGTACCATACTATCCATTTGCAGCAGATTCAGATGGTTTAATTGATGTCACTGATACTGGATATGGCAATGCTACCTATGATACAGAGGGTAATGTAAGAGTTGTAAGGGTTGTATGGAAATCCAGAAGAAAGATTGGTGTTGTTACTTCTATTGACCAGGAAACAGGAGAAGAAATTGAAGATGTTGTTTCCGAAGGATTTAAAATAGATAAATCTATTGGACAGAAAGTTAAATGGTTATGGATTAATGAATGGTGGGAAGGTACTAAAATAGGTAAAGATATTTATATTAAAATGCAACCAAGGCCAATACAATATAGAAGAATG